ATGAGCAAGGCTGCCGTGGTCAAGGCGCTCAAGGGTGGCGATCCCTATTTCAGATTGGGAGAGCAACGGGGCAAGCTCAGACCTGGCATCTATCAGCGCATGGGATCAGGGACGATGCGTCGCTACAAGGTCAAGTCGATCTTGTCATTCAACAAGCTGCCCAACATCCCGAGGCGCTGGCCGATCGAGCGCATCGCCCGCGGCAGCCTCAACGCCAGCTGGACGCCGCTGATCAATCGATACCTGGCCGAGGCACTGCGGACGGCGAAGTGACCAGCCCCCCTGTCGCGGGTCCTCCCCGAGCCCTTTGCCGTGGGTAACTCGAAGGGCGAGCTTTGTGGCCAGCGTCAGGCCTGAGCACCGTTTAACCCAGGCCACGACAGGCAAGTGATCCCCTACCCCCTTAACAACCGTTGCGGCTCCTTAAGTTAAGGATGGGGATCCTTAACTTAAGTGAATGCCACTGGTTACCCAGTCCGAATACGCCAAGCTCCGCGGCTGCAGTGAGGCAGCAGTCAGCGCCGCAAGGAAGAAGCGGATCAAGGCGGCCGAGGTGATCCAGGGCGGCAAGGTGCTGATCGATTCGGAGAAGGCTGATGACCTGTGGGCCCGCAACAGCAGGCCTCGCCGCGGCGGCAACCTGCCCAAGGCCCCGCAGCCAGCCAAAGCTGAGCCACCACCACCGGCCAGCCTGCCCACCGATGAGCAGTTGCTGGCGCTGGTGCAGGGCCTGCCGGAGGATCAGGTTCCCGACCTGATCGACAGCCAGCGCCGGAAGGAGCACTACCTAGCTGAGCGCGCTAAGGTTGCGGCACTGCGCGAGCGTGAAGAGGTGGGGCCCATCCGCGAGATGGAGCGCGAAGCGTTTGCGCTGGCGAAGTCCGTGCGGGAAGGGATGCTGTCAATCATCCCCAGGATCAGCGCGGACCTTGCCGCCCTGGGCGATGCGTTCGAGGTGGAGCAGCTGCTCGAGGCCGAGGTGATCACGGCGCTGCGGGTGCTGGCCGATGGCTGACGCGGCAGCGGCCTACCGGCAGGCATTCCTGAATGGACTCAGGCCCGAGAGCCTGGGCACCGTGAGCGAATGGGCCGACCAGTACAGAGAGCTGAGCGGCGTGGGCTGCCCGGAGCCTGGCCTGTGGCGCACCAGCCGGACCCCATACCTGCGCGAGCCGATGGACACGCTCAGCGCCAGCAGCCGATTCCGGCGGGTGGTGCTGGTGTTCGGCAGCCAGCTGGGCAAGACGGAAGCGGGCCTCAACTGGCTGGGCTACGTGATCCACTGGCGGCCGGCGCCAACCCTGCTGGTGGTGCCGACCCTGGAGATGGCCAAGCGGTTAAACCGGCAACGGCTGGAGCCGTTCTGCCGTGAGACGCCGGTGATCGCCGAGCGGATCCCACCACCGCGCAGCAGGGACAGCGGCAACAGCGCATTTCTGAAGCTCTTCCCAGGCGGACTGTTCGTGCTCACCGGGGCCAACTCAGCAGCGTCGGCCCAGTCGATGCCGGCGGCCAACCTGTTCGCCGACGAGGTGAGCAGCTACCCCCTGGAGCTCGACGACAAGGGCGACCCGCTGGAGAACTTTGAGAGCAGAACCGCCAACTTCCCGCGGGGCAAGACGCTGATCACCAGCACCCCGGGCGAAGCCGAAGCGTGCCGGGTGACAAAGGAGTTTGAGACCCGATCCGATCGCCGCCGGTTTCACCTTCCCTGCCCAGCCTGCGGTGAAATGCAGACCCTGATCTGGCCGCAGTTCAAGTGGGACAAGCCAGACGGTGAGGTGCGGTACGAGTGCATCCACTGCAGTGAGCGATTCGAAGAGCGGCACAAGGCGCGGATGCTGCCGGCTGGTGTGTGGGTGCCGACCGCTGCAGGCGATGGCATGACGGCTGGCTTCCACCTGCCCGGGTGGTATGCGCCGCTGGGCTGGAAGAGCTGGGGCGAGATCCGCGATGAGTTCCTGAGGGCCAAGGCTGACCGGGTGCTGCTCAAGGGTTGGGTGAACAAGCGAGCGGCCGAACCCTGGCGCGATGAGATCGAGAACCAGTTCAACGCCGAGGGCCTGGCCAAGCGTCGCCAGGACGCTGAGGCCGGCAACGGCTATCCCGTCGGCAGCGTGCCCAATGGCGTGCTGGTGATCACCGCTGGCGTGGATACGCAGGGCGGCGGCGGGAGTATGGGTGAGCGACTGGTAGTGACCTTCTGGGGCTGGGGCAAGAGCGAAGAAGGCTGGCACCTGGGCCACTTCGAGATCCACGGCGATCCCCAGCAGCAGGAGGTGTGGCAGCAGCTCGACAACATCGCCGCGACCACCTGGCGCCGCGACGACGGCCAGCAGCTGCGCATGGCCCGGGGCGGCATCGATGACGGTGGCCTGGCCACGGTGGCGGTGCGCAATTTCTGCCGCACCAGGCACGCCACCTGGGTGCCGATGAAGGGCAACGGCGAGAAGGGCAAGACCCTGATCGGCAAGGGCTCAGCGATCGACGTGAACGGGAAGAACAAGACGGTCCAGAAGCGTGGCCTGCTGCTTTACATCGTCGGCACCGACACCAGCATCACGCACCTCCAGGGCCGGCTACGCAATGAGCAGCCGGGCCCCGGCTATCTCCACCTCGGCGCGTGCAGCAGTGATCAATTCCTAGACGAGATCTTTCCCTGGAAGCGCAGGGCCAAGGCGGTGAAGGGATTCACCCAGTACGAATGGCACCTACCAAACGGCGCGCACGACGAAGCCGGCGACTGCACCCGGATGGCCTATGCCGCCCTGCAGCTGGTGGCCCGTCGCTACAACCGGGCCACGATGTGGGATCAGTTGGAAGCCCAGCTTGGCGGCCCTGCTCTGCCGCCCCAGGATCAGCCTGCCCAGCCTGATGAGCAGCGCCGCAGCGGCTGGCTGAACAGCAGCGAAGCCACCAGCAAACCCAGCCGCCGTGGCTGGCTGGCTCGGTAGCCTGAGCCTATGGCCTACACCTCCACCCAGCTGGCGGATCTGCGCGCTGCAATCGCCGAGGGCGTGTTGCAGGTGCGGTTCAGTGACGGCCGGCAGCTCACCTATCGCAGCCTTGATGAGATGCGCCGGATCGAGCAGGGCATGGCCGCCGAACTGGAGCCCACCACGACCGTGCGTCTTCGCCGCACCTACTACGGCATGACGAGGCCCACCTGATGGGAAAGCGCAGGAAGGCCCGGGATATTGAAAGCGCCCGGCGCGTGCTGGGCGAGTTCGAGGCGGCCAAGGAAACGCGGCGCACCAGCGGATGGTGGGCCAGCAACAGCGGCCCCAACAGCGACCTGCGTCAGGCGTGGTACTGGCTGGTGAAGCGCCACCAGGATCTGGCCGATAACGACGCCTACGCCTCCAGGGCCATCGGCGTGATCGTCAACAACTGGATCGGCGATGGTATTATGTCCACCCCGCAGGGTGCGACCCGCCGGTACAACCTGGCGTGGAAGCGCTGGGCGGACACGCCAGAGTCCGACTTCTACGGCATCCATGACTGGTACGGGAACCAGGCCGTTGGCGCCAGGACGACCGCCGTGCGCGGCGCGGCGCTGGTGCGCAAGCGGGTCAACCCTGAACTGTTCGAGCGCTACGGGATTGCGCCGCTCCAGGTGCAGATGCTGGAGCCCGACTGGCTGGACTTCAACAAAGACAATGGGATCGACATCCTGTTCGGCCAGCAGTTCGACAGCGCCGGCCGGCTGCAGGGCTATTGGATCCGCGACAATCACCCAGGCGAATCAGTCCTGGCCACAGGCATCAGGGCTCAGAGCAGCTTCGTGCCGAAGGCTGAGATCAGCCTGCACTTTGATTCCCGCCGCGCCGGCCAGCGCATGGGCCTGCCGTTTGGCACCGCGGCGATCCTGACCCTGCGCGACATGGGCGACATCAGGGCCGCCCAGCAGATGAAGGACAAGATCGCCGCTTGTTTCTTTGGCGTCGTCACCGATATGGATGGCGAGCAAGACCCGAACAAGACCGGCATTGCATTCGACACCATTGAACCTGGAGCGGTGGAGCACCTGCCTCCAGGGCGCAACTTCCAGGCGTTCAGCCCACCAAGCTCCGGCGATTTCGTGAGCACGCACCGCGAGTACGCCCACGCGGTCGCAGCGGCCTACGAAATCACCTACGAGTCGATGACGGGTGACCTAAGCAACGTCAACTTTTCAAGTTTCCGTGGCGGCTGGCTTGAGTTCTCCCGCCGAATCGCCTACCTGCGCGGCAAGGTCTCAGTCCCTGGAATGCTCAACCCGGTGTGCCGCTGGCATGACGAGCTGTCGCGGATGACGGGCCTGCTCAAGGGTCCAATGGAGTGGACCCACACCCCGCCGCGCCGGGAAATGGTCGATCCGCCCCGCGAGATCCCGGCGCTGATCAGTGCGGTGCGGGCCGGGATCATGAGTCTGTCCGAGGTGCAGCGGTCGTTTGGCTATGTGCCCGAGGAGATCATCACCGAACTGGCCGCCGATATGGACAGAGCCAAGGCCGCCGGCCTGACCCTGAGCGTAGATGCTGGCCTGGTGTCAGACTCCGGCGTAACCCAGGCGCGGCCGGTGGGGTCGGGCTTCATCAGCTCGGCGCCGGATCCGGGGAGCGATGCAGAAGACGATACGGTGGAGCTACCACCTGCGGCGCCCTAACACCTCACCCTCCGTAGCCTGATCTCAGTGACGATCAGGCAATGACTCTCGGCGTGACGGTGAAAGCGGCGATTACCGCCCCGGTCCTGCAGCTCTATGGAGATGTGGGCATTGACGTGCTGGCCGCCGATGTGGCCCGGGCCCTGGAGCAGACCGGCGGCCGGGACGTGACGATCAACCTGTTCAGCTATGGCGGCGACGCCGGGGAGGGCCTGGCCATCCACGACATCCTCGCCCGCTATCCCGGCAAGAAGACTGTGATCATCGATGGCGTCGCGGCCTCGGCTGGCTCAATGGTGGCAATGGCTGGCGATCGGGTGGTGATGCCCGACAACGCCCTGATGATGATTCACAACTGCTGGAGCCTGGCAGCCGGCGACGCCGAATCGCTGCGCACTTCGGCCAACCTGCTCGACACCTACAGCGCCAGCTACCGGCAGACCTACGCCCGCAAGTCCGGCGCATCCGAGGCCCAGGTAGATGAGTGGATGGCCGCCGGCGCTGGCGCCGGGACGTGCTTCACCGCAGCCGCCGCAGTTGAAGCAGGCCTGGCCGATGAGGTGGTGGCCCCGGTGGATGTGCGCGCCAGCGTGCCGCGGTTCCCGGCCGGTCGCTTCACCAATGCCCAGGCCGCCCTGCTAAGGGGCTGGGCCGCACTTCCTAGTCTGAGTCCAGAGGAAAACCCCAATCCCTCCCTGAATCCAATGACTTCGCAATCTCAGGCCGGGGGCGCACCGGCCGCGACCACTGAGGTGCAGCCCGTGGCAGCCGCCGCGACTGAGGCTGTGACCGTCCAGGCTCAGGCTCCCCAGCCCGTGGCCGCCTCCACCGAATCCGCCACCATCGCCGGCCTCCGCCGGGAAGCCGACATCCGCCGCTGTGCCGCCTCGGCCGGCCTGGCCGCTGATGTGGTGCAAGCCATGGTTGACGGCGGCAAGCCGTTTGCCCAGGTCGCCATGGACATCGTGACCGCGCACGCCCAGGTGATCGAAGGCCGGGCTGGTGCTGCTGGCCACCCTGCCCGTATCCAGGTCACCCGCGACGCTGGTGATTCGGTGATGGCTGGCATCGGTGAGATGCTGGAAGCCCGCATCAACCCCGGCGCCAAGATCGGCGACGCTGGCAAGCAATATCGCGGCTACTCCCTGATGGAGTGCGTGCGGATCTTCGCTGAGAGCCGCGGCATCAATACCGCCGGCCGCTCTAAGAGCGATCTGGTGGCGATGGCCATGCACAGCACGTCGGACTTCCCGCTGCTGTTCAGCAACCTGGCCGGCAAGACCCTGACCGCTGCCTATGAGGAAGAGCCCCACACCTGGAAGCCCCTCGCCCGTCAGCAGAATCTCCCGGATTTCAAGCAAAGCACGGATCTGATTCTGGCCGCGGACCTGGCCCCACTGGCCCTGCTTGAAGGCGGTGAATACCAGAAAGGCACACTTACGGAGGCGCAAGCTACTTGGAAACTCGCTACTTATGCTCGCAAAGTAACGATTTCGAGGCAAGCGATAATTAACGATGATCTGTCCGCCCTGGAGCGCACGCCTGAGTATCTGGGTCGCGGCTTCCGCCGCCTTGAGTCCAACCTGATCTGGGCCCAGATCACCAGCAACGCCACCGTCTCCGTTGACGGTCAGGCCCTGTTTGCCGCTGGCCACAACAACACCGGCACCGGCGCGATTGGCATCGCTGGTGTCAACGCCGCGAAGAAGGCCATGCGCAAGCAAACGGACATCTCGGGTGTCACCGTCAACCTGACCCCCGACTACCTGATCGTTCCCACCGATCTGGAAGCGACTGCCCTGCAGTTCCTCTATCCCACCGGCTACGCCCCTGCAGCGCTGACCGGAGCAGCCGGCCCCAACGTTTATGCCGGTGCCATGCAGCTGATCGTCGAGCCCCGCCTTGATGGTTCCGCCACCCAGTGGTACGCCGCTTCTGCCCCCAGCAAAGTGGAAGGCCTGGTGTACGGCTACCTGGCTGACGAGCCCGGCCCGACCATCACCCCCGTGACTGAGCGGGATCCTGATGGCCTGACCCTGCTGGCCCGCTTCGACTTCGGCTGCGCAGTGAAGGACTACCGATTCATCTACCGCTCCACCGGCGCCTGATCTTGACCTTCTGGGCCGGCAACCCCGGCCCTTCCTTCATTCAACCCCCGAGGTAATCACCCGTGAAGAACTCCATCCAAGACGGCGACGTTCTCGCCCTTGCCGCCCCCTACGCAGTCGCCTCCGGCGGTGGGGCCCTGATTGGCTCCATCTTTGGTGTCGCCGTCACCGCCCTGGCCAACGCCGAGGTCGGCAGCTTCCAGTTGAAAGGCGTCTACAACCTGCCCAAGGCCACTGGCGCCGCCACCCTTGGCGCCAAGGCGTACTGGAACGACACCAACAAAAACGTGACCGCCACCTCGACCAGCAACACGCTGATCGGTGTGTTCGTGGCCGCCTACGCTTCCGGCGACACCAGCGCCAACGTCCGCCTTAACGGCTCCTTCTGATGGGTTGGGTCACCCTATCGGCAGCAGCCAATCGGGTGGCCTTCAACCGCCTGGGCAGCGTCAGCGTTGTGGCTGGCGCTGTCACCGGGCAAGGCTTTCTCTCTCAAAACTCCGAGATGATCCTCGGCGGCGAGATCACGATCATCGATTATTTGCTGACCGTCCCCACCAGCACCTTCGGCAGCCTGAGCTATGGCGACCTGGTGACGGTTGATGGCACCAGCTACAAGTGCGAAACCCAGCCGCAGCGCTTCGACGACGGCAGCTTCTGCCGGGTGCCGCTGGTGAAATTGACAGCAGAAGAAGCTATGGCCTACATCCTTGACGGTGGCGCGGCGCCAACACCGACCACCCCAACTCCGGCCCCGGTTGATTTCATCTACGACGGTGGCCACGCATGACCACTCAAACCATCCCGGCACGGATTGTCTTTAGGCGCGACACGGCGGCAGCGTGGACTGCTGCCAATCCCGTGCTGCTCAATGGCGAACTGGGCCTTGAGACTGACACCCGAAAGCTGAAGATGGGCGACGGTGCCAGCACCTGGGGCTCGCTTGCTTACTACTCCACCAGCAGCGGCGGCAGCGGCAACACCATCCTGAGCGGCAGCGGCGCCCCCAGCGGCGCCCTGGGCGTCAACGGCGACATCTATCTGGACACGGCAGCCACGCGCCTGTATGGCCCCAAGGCGGCCGGCGCGTGGGGCTCTGGCGTTGCGCTGATCGGCGCGCCAGGCGCCAACGGAACCAACGGCACAAACGGCACCGCTGGCACCAACGGCACCGCCGCAACCGTCAGCGTTGGCACCGTCACCACTGGAGCGGCAGGCAGCTCGGCCAGTGTCACGAACACCGGCACCAGCGGCGCCGCCGTGCTGGCGTTCACCATCCCTCGCGGCGACGCCGGGACCAACGGCACCAACGGAACCGCTGGCACGAACGGCACAGCTGCAACGGTGGCGGTCGGCACGGTCACCACCGGCGCCGCTGGCAGCTCTGCATCCGTTACCAACTCAGGCACCAGCAGCGCGGCCACGCTGAATTTCACGATTCCCCGAGGCGACGCAGGGACGAACGGAACCAACGGGACGAACGGGACCAACGGCACAGCCGCCACGATCTCTGTTGGGACCGTCACCACCGGCGCCGCTGGCACCTCCGCCAGCGTCACGAACACCGGCACCAGTTCGGCTGCCATTTTCAACTTCACGATCCCCCGAGGCGATACCGGCGCCGGTGGTGGTGGCAGCGGCACAATTCCAACCCAATCACTGGCATACAGCGCCAGTATCGAGCTAGATCTAGCAACGCTCACCGGAACGCATCAACTACTCACCTTAACCGGAGCGGTTTCGTTCACAGCAATCAACCTTTCACTGGGAAGATGGGTGACCATTTTTATAGAACCTGGCGCAGCTAATCGAACGTTGACATTCCCGGCAGGGTGGGTATTCCTGAGTAACAAGCCCGCCACGCAGACTGCAAATAAGTCGGCAGTGCTGACCATTAAGGCCAATGGCGCTTCGTCAGCGGACATTCGTGCCGCCTGGAAGGAATCGCCATGAACACATTTTCGTTTGATGACCTGGCATTTTTGGCGAGCCTCGACGCTGGCGGCGTGGTGGCTAATGGTGGCAACACTGTTCTGGATGTCGGCGGCTACCGAGTCCACATTTTTACGACAGTAGGTACATCTACTTTTGTAGTTACAACTGGCGGCAATGTTGAGTATTTGGGCATTGGCGGCGGCGGCGGCGGTGGTGGAAGCAGCGGAAGCGGGTACCCCGGCAGCGGTGGCGGCAGTGGCGGTTATCGCTGCTCAGTCGTGGGGGAGTCCAGCGGTGGTGGCGCTGCTGCGGAACCAGTAATCGCCGTCACGCCCCAGACCTATTCAGTCGTGGTCGGCGCCGGAGGCAATGGCGGCGTTCAGGCAACTGGCAGCAATGGCGGCAATTCATCGTTTGCCGGTATCGTCGCACTGGGCGGAGGCGGAGGTGGCACCCAGGCCATTGGATCTACAGGCGGGTCTAGCGGCGGATCGTGCGACTCCACCACGAGGAGGGCCGGGACCACCGGCCAGGGCTTTGGCGGTGGAAACGACGGTTCATTGGGCTATGCCGCTGGCGGAGGCGGTGGAGCGGGCGGCCCTGGTGGCGACGTTTTTGTGGGCGCGGGCGGCGACTCAACCAACACCAGCAGAGGCGGCGATGGTGGTGTTGGTGTCACGTCGTCAATCACTGGAACTGCTGTCGCCAGAGGAGGCGGAGGAGGAGGCTCTGACTTCAACACCGTGGGCGGAGCTGGAGCCGCAACCGCTGGCGGCGGCGCTGGAGGCTCTGGGAATAGCGCGTCTGGTGCGCCAGGTGCAGCTAATACGGGCGGAGGTGGCGGCGGCGTTGCAGGTTTCAGCCGTACCGGAAACAACGGTGGCTCTGGCATTTGGATTATCCGCTACCCGATCTAACCAACCATGAACATCATCCGCCTGCGCAACACAATCCCCCAGTATCCCTATTCGGTGATGCAGTTCCGCGTCGACGAGCCGCAACTGTCGATTTCCAGCGACCCGCATCCCGGCGAGTTGGCCACCTACGCCACTCTCGACCCACCAATCCTGGTGTACGCAGTGGCTAAGGTTGAGCCACCCACCATCAACACCAGGACTCAACGCCTGCTTCCTGTTGAGGCCGAGTTGGTCGATGGCGCCTGGCGACAAGTCTGGCCTATTCGTGATGCCTCAGAGCATGAAATTGCGGACTATGACGCGGCAAACGCTCCGCCGCCGGACTGGCCGGGCTTTCAAACCCAACTCCTGCAATCAGAAGCCTTTGCAGCAGCTCGAATAGAGGCGCGGCAAGTCCTTGAGGCTGAGCTGCCAACCGCTGAGGGGGTCCGGCGGCAGCGACTGCTCAGGGCCGCAACTGCGCTGTCCGACCTCGGCGCCATAGTGCTGGCGGCGGCGTCACAAAACGATCCGAGCCTGTTCATCGGCGCTTGGCTAATCCTGCGCCAGGCCAATTTGGTGAGCCCCGAGGTAGCCGCTGGCATGGCCCAGATCGCCACTGGCTACCACCTACCGGCCGACCTGATCCGCAGCTTGGGGGCGCCTGAGCAGTAGGGCGCCAAAGGTTCAGCCTGCCTAGCCTGAGCACAGTTCATCGCCATGATGTGGCCGCGATCAACGGCACGACTGATCACGCTCTGACTTTCTAGCCTGAACCATGGCCGACATCACAATTTCAGGGCTACCCAATGCAACGATCCTGACGGGCTCGGAGCGGGTGCCGATGGATCAGGGCGCGACCACCGTTGACGCGAGCACGCAGGCAATCGCCAACCTGGCGACCAAGACCACGGTGGGCCTCGGCAGTGTCGATAACACCAGCGACGCCGATAAACCGCTCAGCTCAGCCACCCTGGCGGCGCTGAGCAACAAGGTGTCAACGAGCGACGCCTCAGTGAGCAACGCACGCGAATGGACCGCCGCGACAGCCACGGAGGTGGAGGCCAGGGCTGGCACTGGCACCACGCGCCGGGCGTGGACAGCGCAGGCCGTTCGCTGGAATGTGCTGGAGGCGCTGACCGCGTTTCGTGACGCGAATCGGGTTTACGTCTCCCCCAGCGGCAACGATGCCAACAACGGCACCAGCCCGGGTGAACCGCTTCGCACGCTGGCCGCAGCCGCTGCAGCGGCGCAACCTGGCAACCTGGTGGTGGTTGGCTCTGGCACTTACACAGAAGCGGCGCTGCCGATCCGTTGGAAGCGAAACATTGGCCTGCTGTGCTCCGGCCTGCGCAACACCACCGTAGGGCCTGCCGCAGGGCAGGAAATGAAAGATATCTTCAAGGTGGATTCGGGATTCTGGTGCTGGGGCCTGGAGTTCGCTGGCCACCAGGCGAACAGCGCCACCGGGGACCTGTCCTGGGCCATCAGCTTCAACGAACTGGCAGATAACCGGGGCATCGGCGCAGTTGGGCTGGGCGCCTACATCCTCAAGTCCCCCTACATCCAGAACTGCAGCAGTATCACCGCAGAGGATGACAGCGGCACGGCCGGCTCCGTTTCCACTGGTGACACCGGCGGCGGCATCCTGGTGGACGGCAGCAAGTGCGCCGCCAACTCCCCCATCCGTTCGATGGTGGTGGACAGCTACACGCAGGTGAACCTAGGCGGCCCCGGCTGCCTGGTCACCAACGACGGCTATGCCCAACTGGTGTCGTTCTTCGGCACGTTCTGTCAATACCACGTCAAGACCCTGACCGGTGGGCAGGTCAACCTGTCGGGCGGTGGAACCAGCGACTTCGGCATCTATGGCCTAGTGGCTGATGGCTACAGCCCGCGACCGGTGTTTACAGGTAAGTCGAGGGTGAGCAAGTTTGGGGCGGCTCGGATTGAGAAAGCCGTCACGATCAACGACACCACCAACACATTCACCTGCACCGCTCACGGGCTGAGCGCCAATGATCAGGTGGTGTTCCAGGCCAGCATGGGAACGCTGCCGGCACCGCTGGCGACAGGCGCCGTCTACTTCGTGCGCAGCGCCAGCCTGACGGCCGACACGTTCACCATCTCGGCTACCTCTGGCGGCTCGATTCTCGACATCACAGAGCCTGGTGTCGGCACCTATGCGGTGATCCGGCAGGGTGTGACTGAGGTTGATGTAATCGGCTTCAGCGCCAACCGCCTGGGCCGCCAGATCAAGTACCCAACCGCCGGCAGCCTGGGTGCTAGTGGCCGGCCGGTCACGATCTCGGCGGCATCTGGCACCACGTTCGCAATCACGCTGGACACCAGCGCGATCGCCCATGAGTACGTGGGCGGTGGCACGGTGACGGTCGGCGGCACCAGTTACGACGTGGTGGCCGCCACCTACAACAACACCACCGGCGCTACGACCGTGAGGGCCACAGGCTACACGCCAACCGTGGGAGCCAGTGTGACGCTGGCTGGGTTGTCGTTCATCTGCAACAGCAGCAGCCGGCCAAACGCGGGGCAGTTGATGTTCCCACAGCTGGTGTTCCCCAGGAACGCCAGCACGGGTGCAGCCGAATCGAAGACATTCACTTACACCAGGACCAGCGTCTACACCTTTACCTACACCGAGGCCGCATCCCCCAGCGGTCCTGATCACGAATACGTGAGCGGCGGCACGGTGGCGATCGGCGGCACCGACTACGGCGTGGCCGGTGCTGTCTACGACAAGACCAGCGGCCTGACCACGATTACCACCGTGACGGCCCTGCCTGGTGCCAGCACCGGATCGGTCACCGTCAACGGCCTGGCGTTCATCTGCCCGACTAGCGGTTACATCGTGACCAGCAGCGTGCCGATCGACGCGAGCGGCAACACGGTGGCCAATGACTCCAACAGTCGGGCGGGCTACCGGGTGCAGTTCTTCTCCGGCACCAATGGGGGCCTGAAGAACTCGCTGGCTGTTGATCAGACGCTGGACTTCAGGCAGCGCTCGCAGATTTCGGCCCCCAGCCACACCTTCGAGTACGTGGGCTCCGGCACCAACTACAACGCCTTGCCCTGGAATGGCGGAGTTCCGATCCCGGCGAACAAGATTGTCGAAACGAACAACGGCAGGGTCTATTCATCAAACACCGATGAACTGGGCAATTTTGCGGTCGGGACTCAGTTCACCGTTGACGGCACCAGCGGCACCGTCACGATCAACACCGATCAGTTCAATCTTTCAGGCCTGAACTTCATCGGACCATTTAGCCGTAACGGAGGCATCAGCACCGTGGGCGAGCAGCTGCGGGAGGTGAGCAATAACACCAGCCTGTACGCGAGCACGGGAGCCGCTGATGGCAACACGGCACCGACGCAGTTCGCAGTCAAGACCTACGCCGATAACAAGTTCCTGCAGGCGGTCACAACAACAGCCGGTCAGCCGATCAGCGTTTCCGACACCTCAACCGTTGACGCCCAGGGCTTCCAGACGCGCAACCGGAATATCACGCTGAGCCTGAATGTCGCCAACGGCCTGGTCCGGTTGGATGGCAGCGCCCTGGTGCCGGTCGCGCTGCTGCCGGCCGCCACCACCCTCGCGGCGGGTGCTATGTCCAGCTCGGATAAGGCCAAGCTCGACGGCATCGCCAGCGGCGCCACGGGGTTCTCTGAGGCCCAGGTGCGCAGCACCGTGCTGACGGGGTACGCCAGCGGCGCTGGGACGATCACGGCGGCCGATTCGGTGCTGAGCGCCATTCAGAAGCTGAACGGGAATGTCGCCCAGGCAACACAGTGGAATCTTCGCCAGACCGTCACGGCGGCATCCGGCACCTACGCCTTGGATGTCACAGCCGCCAGTGAGTTCGTGACGGCTGCCGCCATCGCTGGCACCACCACAATCAACCTGAGCAACCTGGCCAGCATCCCCACCAACTACGTGTGGCGAGGTGTGCTGTCGTTCAGCTACACCAGCGGCACCATCAACTGGTTTGCGGGCAACTCTGGCTACAGCGTGAGATGGGACGGTGGATCAGCGATCGCCCCAACGGCCAGCGAGGTTGAGAAGGTCGTGATTGAAGTCGTGGGAGGCAGCACAGTTATTGAGGTTGCCGCACTCAAGGGGAGGGCTGCGTAATGCTGAGGCGTAGGGCTTTGTTGGCGGCGACGAATCGTGGTTCGGGGTTGGGTAACTTCGTGGGCACGGGCCAGACGACTTTGAACTGGGTTGACATGACAACGCGAGGCAGCGATGTTTACTGCTGTGTGTACAGCGGCGACATCTACAAACAGACGGGGGGGACTGGCAATTTCGTGGCTTTGGGGCAGGCGACTAGGCTCTGGCAAGGACTGACAACGCTAGGCAGCGATATTTATTGCTGTGTTGTCGGCGGCGACATCTACAAACAGACGGGGGGGACTGGCAATTTCGTGGCTTTGGGGCAGACGGCTAGGCCCTGGAATGGAATGACAACGCTAGGCAGCGATGTTTATTGCTGTGTTGGCGGCGGCGACATCTACAAGCAGACGGGAGGAACTGGCAATTTCGTGGCTTTGGGCCAGACGAGTAGGGGGTGGAATGGAATGACAACGCTAGGCAGCGATGTTTATTGCTGTGTGTACGACGGCGACATCTACAAACAGACGGGGGGGACTGGCAATTTCGTGGCTTTGGGGCAGACGGCTAGGACATGGTGGCGCATGACAACGCTAGGCAGCGATATTTATTGCAGTCATTACAGCGGCGACATCTACAAACGGACGGGGGGGACTGGCAATTTTTTGCCTCTAGGCCAGGTGAATAGATCCTGGACTGGCATGACAACGCTAGGCAGCGATGTTTACTGCAGTGTTAGCTTCGGCGACATCTACAAGGCCAGTTCCATGTAACCACTAACCCATGACCATCCTCAACCTCCTCACCAACGCCTACCCCGTCAGCCTCTACGAGGTGCGCCAGGCCAATCCGAACGTTTCCTTTCCCGCTGAGCCCACCGACGAGGACCTGGCCCCGTTCGGCCACGTCAACGTCCACCCCACGCCGCAGCCCGGTTGCGACCCGCGCACGCAGCGCATCGAGGGGCCAACTGCAGCCCGTGACGCCGAGGGCGTCTACCGCCAGCAGTGGGTCGTCAGGGATGCAGCGGATGATGAGATCGCGGCCTATGACGAGGCAAACCCGCCTGCCCCGGACTGGGCAACATTCAAGGGCGGCCTACTGATTAACGAATCTGTCGCGCAAATCATGGCGACTGCTCGCGCTGCCGGGCGCGAAATTGCCGTGACCAATCTGCCTGTAGCGCTGGAGAAGGCCACCAGCGGACAGCCCGCTGAGTTTGCCGCCTGCTGGGCCGTGGTCGCCGCCGCTGGTGCTGCCGAGCCCGAGGCCCTGGCGGCGCTGACTGCAGCGGCCCAGGATTGCCACCTGCCGGCGGAGTTCGTGGCGACACTGGAGCCCAACCGCGAACGCGCCCACGACGAGCAGGGCCGATTCATCGCTGACGATCCAGCAACGCCGCAGGACGAGGCGTGGGTATAGGCAGACTGAGAGCAGCCTGATGAGCCCCATGGCGCCGGAAGACGTTTCGCACCGCGAGATCTACGTTCGCCTGGCAGAGCTGGGCGCCAAGATCGATTCAATCCTGGCGATTATGGCCGAGCGGAAGGAAGACATGGTGCGGATCAATGGAGACCTCAACAGCCTGCTTGTCCGCCAGCGCGCGCTGGAGAGCCGCATGGCTCAGGTCGTGATCCTTGGCGCCGTCCTTGCAATGCTCCTCCCGGTCGTGGGCAGCTGGATCACGCTCAGGCTTGTGATCCCGGTTGCCATTGAGCAACGGGAGGTGAAGCCATGAACTGGGCCGCATTTGCATTGGTGGCTGCTTACATCGGAGTCTGCGAGTACCGGGCCCCCAATCCCTGGGCGGCCTGTGACGCGCGCTGGAACGTGGCGCTGGCTGTATTTGTGCCCTCGCCGCTGCAGGGCGCCATCCCTGCCGCTGGTCGGATGCTGGGCATCGGTCGCCGTCGGCGGCCTGAGACTGATGTGGAGCCGAAGCCGTGACGCTGAGCAAGTCTGAGCGGATCCTGGCGGCGATCGCCACAGCCCTCGCCCCCACGGCTGGCATCAGCTCCCGGGTGTTCCGGGATCGCTGGGAAGCCCAGGCCCGCAACGAGATGCCTTGCATCTCCCTGGATCCAATCGGCGAAGAGCCCGGCGTCGTCTCCATCCCCTTCACCGACTACACCCTGACCGTTGCGGTAGACATCCTGATCAGCGGATCACCGCTGTCGGCCCTGGCTGATCCGATCCGGGTGGATGCCCACGCCCGCCTAATGGCTGATCGCACCCTCGGCGGCCTCACCCACTCGATCGACCAAGGCCCCACGGAATGGAGGGGCGAGCCTGGCGAGATCGGCATCCTTAGCCTGAGCTACAACGTCCGATTCAGGACCCGCACCGAAGATCTGACCCAATGAAGGTTCCTAGCCTGATCACAGATGAGTTCGACGGACAGGGCGGGGAATACCTGCTCGACCCGAAGACCGGCCAGCGGACGTTGATCGCCCGCACCGCTCCTGCTCCCAACCCCAACGAGCCGACCGATGCCCTTCCTGACGAGAAAGCGGACCATCCTGATCAAGGCTGAGTCCGTCTATGGCACCGATTCGGTGCCGACCGGCGCAGCTGATGCCCTGACCGTCCGCAGCATCGACGTGTCGCCGATTGACGCGGATTTGGTGAGCCGTGATCTGATCCGCCCATACCTGGGCAACTCCCCCCAGCTGCTCACGAACCTGAAGGTTCAATGCAACTTTGAGGTGGAGTTGGCTGGCAGCGGCGCCGCTGGCACTGCCCCTCGCTGGGGCGCCGCCATGCTGGCCTGCGGGACTGCTGCCACCACCGTGGCGTCCACCTCCGTGACCTATGCGCCGGTGAGCTCCAGCTTCGGCAGCGCGACGATCTATTACTTCGCCGATGGCATCCGGCACGCTGTCACCGGCTGGCGCGGCACCTTTGAGATCAGGGGTGAAGTGGGCCAGATCCCGGTTATCGCCTTCAGCGGCATGGGCGTCTACAACGCCCCCACCGATACTGCAGTGGGCGCCGTGACCTACGGCGGCCAGGCCGACCCGCTGGCCTTCACCCAGGGCAACACCACGTCGTTCAGTCTGTTCAGCTACTCCGGCTGTCTGTCGTCGTTCTCGTTTGCCCTGGCCAATGAGATGGTCTACCGCGAGCTGATCGGCTGCACGAGAGAGATCCTGATCACCGACCGCAAGCCCGCCGGCCAGGTGATGATCGAATCCGTGCCGATCGCCACCAAGGATTACTTCACCGCCGCCAACAACTCCGCCACCGGCAACCTGACCTTCACCCATGGCACCACCGCCGGTAACCGCGTGGTGTTCACCGCTGCTCAGGCTGACCTGAATAACCCGACCTACGGGGATTCCGACGGCGTGATGATGCTCAATCTCCCCTACGTCGCGTTGCCCACCACGGCCGGCAACAACGAGTTCAGCCTTGCGCTGACTTGATCAGACTCCCGAGCCTGAACCACCACACCGCCACCCATGCCCCTCCAGCTCCGCAGCCAATCCCCCAGCTACCGCTGGCCCGTCGTCGTCGAGTTTCCGGTTGACGGCGGCAAGTTCGACAAGGAAACCTTTGATGCCGAGTTCAAGCGGCTCCCGCAGGACCGCCTTCGCGAGATCGGCGAGAAGATCGAAGGTGGCGCCATCTCTGATCTGGAGCTGCTCGACCAGGTGCTGACCGGCTGGGGCGGCATCCTTGATGAGGCCGGCGCCGAGGTGCCGTTCAGCGAAAACAGCCGCCAGCGGATCCTTAACGTCCCCCTGGTGGCCTCGGCCATCGTGGCGGCCTGGCTGGAATCGCTGGCGAAGGGCAAGCGAAAAAACTGATCGAGGCCGCCGAGTTGTGGGTGACCGGCGGCCGGCAGGAAGGCCCAGACCCCGTGGAAGCCGCAGCGCTGGGGGTGATCGTGCCTGAGCCTGAGGTGCAGATTTTCGACATCCACCCAGACGCAGAGAAGGGGGTCCGAATGTTCCTGAAGTGCTGCACCCAATGGCGCGTCAGCGATGGCCAGCGGATCGGCCTGGATTATGGCGTTGTGCTCAGCCTTCTTAGTCTGGAGCAAGAGCCCAACCCAACCGAAGTGCTGGAGGACGTTCAGGTGATGGAAGACGCAGCACTGGCCAAGCTGGCGGAGCTTGCGAGCTGATGGCGAACCTTGACGCTCTGCTGAGAATCAAGACCGACGTTCAAGGTGCCAACAGCATCGTTGCGCTGAATCGCGGCCTGCAGGGCGTGCAGCAGACGGCCACTGGGGCGAGTGTGGCGATGCGGGGCATGGCTGGGTCGTCGGCCCTGCTGACCAGCTCCCTAGGCGCCCTGCTGCCGCTGATGAGCGCGGCCGGACTCGTGGGCCTGGTGAAAGGCGCCATTGATGCGGGCGACGCGATGAACGACCTGAGCCAGCGCACCGGCGTGAGCGTCGAGGCCCTGGCGAAATTCAAGAAGGCAGCGGCCACGTCGGGCACCGACATCGACAACGTAGCCAAGAGCCTGGGCCGGCTCAGCAAGGGCATGTTTGAAGCGGCCACCACCGGCAAGGGGAAGGCGGCCGATGCACTGAATGCCCTGGGGATCAGCGCCAAGGATGCGGCCGGCAACATCAAAAGCGCCGACGCGGTGACCCTGGAGGTTGCCAACCGGTTCAAGGCCATGCCGGACGGCGTGACGAAGACGGCCCTGGCGATGGCCCTGTTCGGCAAGAGCGGGGCCGAGATGATCCCGATGCTCAATATGGGCGGCGCGGCGATCGATTCGCTCAGCGTCAAGATGACCAAGGCCTTTGCGGAGAAGGCCGACGAGTACAGGGACAAGCTGGCGATTCTCAGCGGCAAGGTCAGCGCGCTGGGCATGGATCTCACCATTGCCCTGCTCCCTGCCCTGAACGCCGTCACCGACGCCGTGACCGCAGCGGTCGCCGGGTTTAACAGCCTGCCGCCAGGGCTCCAGCAGGGCACCGTTGCCGCGGCTGCGCTGGCCATTGCGTGGGGGCCGCTGACCAGCGCCGTGAAGCTGGGCGGCGTGGCGATCAAAAGCGCTGGCGCCGCCATGGAGATCATGCGTTACCAGGCCGCGCTGGCTGGTGGCGTGATGCCCCTGCTGGCCGGCGGCCTTGACGCGGTGAAGGTGGCCATCCTGGGGATCCCCGGTTGGGGCTGGGCGCTGGCAGGCGTCGCCGCGCTGACGAGCCTGACGGCTTACGTCTACTCCACCAACGACGCCTTTCGTGATTTCGTCGGCAATCTCGGCGACGTGATCAGCGGTGATTTCAAGAGCGCCATGGAGGTCATGGGCAACCTCGCCGCCGGGGCTGGCCGCTTCATCAACGGCACCTGGAGCAAGCTGGTCGGCTTCGCTCAGCAGATGGGATCCGGCATCGCCCAGGCGTTCTCCGGCCCGTTCGGCTTCATCGCTGACGCGGCGCGCACCGCCATGGGGCTGGTGTCAGGCGCTATTCAGAACATGGTGAACGCCATCCCCAAGCCGATCCGCGACAAGCTCGGCATGGCGGTGGGGCAAGCCGCCACCGGTGCGCTGTTCGGCCCGATCGGCTCCTATGCCATCGGTGCGGTGGGTCGTGCCATGTCCATGGGTCCACGTGCTGGCGGCGCCCAGGGCGGCAGATCGCCCGCCATCCCCGCACCAGCCATGAGCGCACTGGACCTGAGCGGCTATGGCGGCGCCGGTGGCAGGAGCACTGGGGCAGGCAGGGCCGCCGGGGATGGCGGGCGATCTGCCGGAGCCAGAGGCCAGAGCGCAGCCGCCCAGATCGCCAACGCCCTGAAGTCTGCGCTGGGCCTGACCGATGCCCAGGCCGCCGGCATCGTCGGCAACCTGATTCGCGAATCGGGCCTGAATCCCCGGGTGAACGAAGGCGGAGCCGTTGGCCTGCCCCGCGGAGTCGGCGGCTATGGCCTCGCCCAGTGGACCGGCAGCCGCCAGACCGACTTGGTGCGCTTCGCTGGTGGTCGCGGCCAGGCCGGGGACATGGCCACCCAGCTGCGCTTCCTGGTTTCGGAAATGATGGGGCCCGAAGCCGCATCCCTGAACAAGCTCAAGACCGCTCAATCCCCTGAGCAGGCGGCCTACCTGTTCGACAAGTATTACGAGCGCTCCGGCGTCAAGGCCATGGGCGAGCGTCAGGCCAATGCGCGCAGGGTGTTCGGCGAGATCGCCGGCGGCGGCCCCGGCGCGGGCGTGGCGGACTACGGGCAGCAGCTGCAGGATCAGGCCAAGGAAGCTGCCAAGGCAGCCGAGGAAACCCAGAAGCAACTCACCGCCGCACGCGACCTGCTGAGCACCAGCGAGGCTCGGTTGCAGGTGGCAGCGGCGATGGATCCACTTGAGAAAGCGCAGGTCGAATACGACCAGGCGCGAACCGAGCGGATGCGGGAGTACGCCGAGAAGTACGCCAACGTCCGCAGCGCCCAGGAGGGTGAGCTACTGGTGGCGGCTCAGATCAACGATTGGGCCCTGCAGAAGCTGGAGCTCGACAAGAAGATGGCGGAGATCGCCGATCAGCAGTTGATCACCGAGCGCCAGCGAGCCGAGGCCCTGGCCGACTCCATGGCCTACATGCAGGAGATGAGCAGCCGCACCAGCGTGGGCGCCGGGCTACAGCAGGGCCTGCAGGGCTATGTCGAGTCGGTCGGCACCATGCGCGATGCCGTGGGCCAGCTCACCACCGACAGCATCGGCGGCCTTGAGAACAGCCTGGCCGAGTTGGCCACCACTGGCACCACCAACTTCAAAGCATTTGCCGCATCGGTGCTGGCTGACACCAGCCGAATGATCATCCGGCAGATGGTGCTGAAGACGATCATGTCGCTGATTGGCGGGATCGGCGGCGGCGTTGGCCGCAGCTTTGAGATGCCCGGCCAGGCCTTCATCCCCTCGGGCGGCTACAGCTTCGCCGGCGGCGGCTACACCGGCGACGGCGCCAGGTCCGGCGGCCTCGACGGCCAGGGCGGCTTCATGGCGATGCTGCACCCCAGGGAAACGGTGATCGATCACACCCGGGGCACCCCCCGGACCGCCACCGCCAGCAGCAACAACATCACCATCAACGTGGACGCCAGCGGCACGAAGGCCGAAGGCAATGCCGGCACCGGCGCAGCCCTGGCCCGCGACCTGGCCCGGGTCGTCGATGACCGCCTGATCCACCACCGCCGCCCTGGCGGACTCCTCGCCGCCTGATCATGGCCACCTTCACCTGGATCCCATCGTTCGACTCGGCAGAGTCGAGCCAGCCGCGAGTGCTTAAGACCGCGCTGGGCGATGGCTATGAGCAACGCATCAGGATGGGCCTGAACTCAGACCCCAAGACCTGGGATCTGCAGTTCAACAACCGCGACGACGCCGAGCGCGATCAGATCCGCACCTTCCTGGAGGCCCGCGCTGGCGTCGAGTCGTTCAACTGGACAACGCCATGGAATCAGACCAACAAGAGCTGGGTGTGCGAGGAATGGAACATTGACCCCACCAACTGCAACAACAATCAGATCAGGGCAAAGTTTCGGCAGGTCTACGACTTTGCGCCGCCGGATCCAACCTACAGCAATATCGTGACATTAGCCGGCCTGCGGCTTGTGACATCCAGCGGCGACTACATCGTGGCCAGGAGCTGATATGCCCATCCCTTTCTCTGAAGCCCAGCTACCCGCCCCCTCGGCGCTGATTGAGCTGTTTGAGCTGGAGCTGATCGCCGCCATTCATGGCACCAATGCCGTCTACCGCTTCCACGCCGGCATCAATGCCAAGGGAGCGGGGGACGTTGTTTGGGCTGGCAACAGCTACTTAGCCTTCCCTGTTGATGCCGATGGCTTCAGCTACTCCGGCAACGGCCAGCTTCCCAGGCCGACCCTGCGGGTGGCCAACGTTGCAGGCGCTATCACCACTCTGCTGCTGACTCTCCCGGCAGGGCTGGAAGGCGCCAAGGTGACACGCATCCGCACCCATGCCCGCTACCTGGATGCGATGAATTTCCCTGACAACGTCAATCCCTACGGCACTCCCGACCCCTCGGCCGAATACCCCCGCGAGGTCTACTTCATTGATCGCCGCCGCAGCGAATCCCGCGAGGTGGTGGAGTTTGAGCTTGCTGCAGCGTTTGACCTGGCCGGCGTGCGAGCCCCAAAACGGCAGGTGATCGCATCAATCTGCACATGGGTCTACAGGTCCGCCGAATGCGGCTACAGCGGCGGCCTGCCCAGCTGCACCAAAAGCCTGGCCGACTGCCGCGCCCACTTCGGCGCGAACTCTGAGCTGCCGTTCGGTGGCTTCCCTGGCGCTGGAGCGTATTCCTCGTGATTCAGATCGACGACACCATTAGGGGCCAAGCCCTGGCCCATGCCCAGCAGGACGACCCCCGCGAGGCCTGCGGGCTGGTGCTGGTGGTCACGGGGCGGCAGGTCTACCGGCCCTGCCGCAACATCGCTGAGGAGCCGGGGGACATGTTCACCATTGATCCCGACGACTACCGCCAGGCCGAAGACGACGGGGAGGTGCTGGCGGTGGTTCACTCGCACCCGATCACCCCGCCCGAGCCATCGCCTGCGGATCGCTCCGCGTGCGAGGTATCAGGCCTGCCGTGGCTGATCTGCAACCCGAAGACCCAGGCGTGGGCCGAGCTGGAACCCTGCGGTTATAAGGCCCCGCTGATCGGCCGGGAATGGGTCTGGGGTGCGCAGGACTGCTGGACGCTGGTACGCGACTGGTACGCCGAGCAGGGCACCACCCTGCCGGACTGGCAGCGGCCTGCCAGGCCCGACGACTTCGAGGCGGCGCCGATGTTTGAGGCCCTATGGCAAGAGGCTGGGTTCCAGCAGATCGACCCGGCCGACATGCAGGAGGGCGACGCCGTGCTGATGGCAATCAGCAACGCCAGGCTCAATCACGTCGGCGTTTACGTCGGTGATCAGCTGCTGCTGCATCACCTTCGGGGCAGGTTGTCGAGCAGGGACGTGTACGGCGGCTGGCTGCAGAAGTGCACCGGCTGGGTCGGCAGACTGAGGCCATGAGGACCATCCGCATTTACGGCCGGCTGGCGAAGTTCCTGAAGCGCCGCACGTTCCGCGCTGAGGTGGCCAGCGCTGCCGAGGCCGTGCGATTCCTGCTGGCCAACTTCCCCCAGGTGGAGAAGCACATGGCGGATCAGCACTATCGCGTGAGCATCGGTGCTCGGGCTCTTGACGCTGAGGAGCTGCACGAACCGGCCGGCGGCTCAGACATTGCCATCGTGCCGGTGATCGGCGGTGCTGGCGCCGTGGGGCGGATCGTGGCCGGGGTGGCGTTGGTGGCGGCTGCCTTCGTCATCGGTCAGCCTTGGCTGGGGCCGCTCGCCTTCTCCCTGATCACCGGCGTCGGCGCCAGCCTGGCCCTCGGCGGCGTGGCCCAGCTGCTCACCCCCGTGCCGCGCATAGCAGGCCCAGGCGCAACAGCGGCCATGGCCAGCGCAAACGCTGCCAGGCCAGACGAGAACGACCCGCGTAAAAACTTCAGCTTCTCAGGTATTCAAAACACAAGCCGCCAAGGGCTGCCGGTTCCCGTGATATTTGGCGAAGTGATCGTGGGCTCTGTGGTCATCTCCGCCGCAATCGACGTGGATCAGGTGGCGGCATGATCAGCGGATCAGGCGGACGCAGAACGCAGCAGTCGCAGCAGGCAGTGGTGCAGCAGGTGGCGGCGCAGCCTGCGCAGTACATCCCCACTGAGACAACCAACAATCTATTCTCAACCAGCTATGCCAAGACTCTTGACCTGATCGGCGAGGGTGAGATTGATGGACTGGTAAATGGCCTGCAATCGATTTACTTCGAGGGCACGCCCATCCAAGGCCCTGATGGCAGCCTAAACTTTAATGGCGTCACGGTTGAGACGCGCAACGGCACGCAGAGCCAGAGCTACATTCCCGGCTTTGACGAGGTAGCCAGTGAGACGGCTGTGGGTGTGGTCGTCACCGCCTCGGCTCCAGTGACGCGGACCATTGCTGCAGCGGCTGATTATGTGCGGGTGACCGTGACGCTGCCGGCGCTGCAGGAATACACCGACAAAGGCGACATTTTTGGTTCAGATGTAAACCTCTACATTGACGTTCAGAACAACGGTGGCGGCTATTACACGGCCATCAACGACACAATCAGCGGTCGAACATCGCAGCAGTATCAGAGGCAGTACCTGGTCAAGCTCTACGGTCCATTCCCTGTTGATATTCGGGTGCGCCGGATCACCCCAGACAGCACCAGTTCCAAGGTTGCGAACGCCTTTAGTTGGGCGAGCTATTCGACGATCACTTACGCCAAGCTCACATACCCCAACTCGGCGCTGGTTGGCTTGAGGTTTGACGCCGAGCAATTCAACGCCATCCCCGCCCGCAGCTACCGGGTGCGGGGGCTCAAGGTACTGATCCCCAACAATGCCACGGTGGACAACGCCACCGGGCGGCTGATCTATTCCGGCGTGTGGAATGGTGCCTTTGCCGCTGCGCAGTGGACGAGCGATCCCGCCTGGTGCCTGTGGGCATTGCTCACTGATAGCCGCTTTGGGCTTGGCGATCACCTGGACGCCAACAACCTGGACCGCTGGGCGTTCTATTCCGGCTCCCAGTACGCCTCTGCCCTGGTGCCCGATGGGTTCGGCGGCTACGAGCCGCGGTTCAGCTGCAACGCCAACATTCAGACACTTGACGGAGCCTATCGGCTGATCAACGATCTGTGCTCCACTTTGCGGGTGATGCCTTTCTGGGCGGCCGGTGCGCTCACGATCAGCCAAGACCGGCCGGCTGATCAATCGTTCCTGTTCACCCTGGCCAACGTCGGTCAGGAAGGATTCAGCTACTCCAACAGCAGCGTCAAATCACGGCCCACCGTGGCGGTGGTGCGCTATCAAGACCTGGATCTTCGGGACGCCGCCTTTGAGATTGTCGAGGACGCTGCAGGCATTGCCCGCTATGGCGCGATCAAAGCTGAAATTGACGCCTTCGCCTGCACCAGCCGGGGCCAAGCGAATCGGCTCGGGAAATGGTTGCTCTACTCGGAACAGAACGAGGGCGAGACGTGCAGCTTCACCAGCAACCTGGCCGCCAGTGTGGCCGTGCGCCCCGGGCAGATCATCGGCGTGGCCGATCCCATGCGCAGCGGCTCCCGCCGGGGTGGTGCCATCGCAGCAGCCACCTCCACCGCGATCACCACCGACGACGCGACCGGCCTCACCATGGCCAACAGCCCAACCCTCTCAGTGATCCTGACCGATGGCACGGTGCAGACCCGGCCGGTGGTTTCGATCGCCGGCAACGTCGTCACCGTCTCGCCGGGCTTCACATCAGCGCCGCAGCCTGACAGCATTTGGATCTACGAAACGTCCAACATCCAGGCATCCCTGTGGCGCGTCCTGGCGGTCGAGGAGCGCGACGGCGTGGGCTGCGCGGTCACTGCGCTGTCCTACAACCCCAGCAAATACAACTACATCGAACAGGGTTGGGCGCTGACCAAGCGGGATGTGACCGACCTAGACATTGTTCCCGACGCACCGCAGAACCTGAGCGGTGTGGAAGTGCTTTATGAGGCGGGCAGTCGGGCGCTGGCTAAGTTGCAACTGAGCTGGAGCCTGGTGCCAGGGGTCAGCAGCTACCGGGTGAGCTACCGCCGGGGGAACGACAACTGGCAGCAAACCACCGTCAGCGGCCCATCCGCTGAGATCCTGGACACGCAAGAGGGCAGATACGAGGTGCTGATGGCATCCGTGAAGAATGCCATCATCCTCAGCAAGCCGGCCAGGCTGTGGTTCAACTGCGTGGGGAAGACGGCGCCGCCGGCCAGCGTTACCGGCGCGTCGCTGATGCCGATCGACGGGGCCAGCGCCATCCTGAGTTGGGATCAGGCTCCCGACCTTGACGTGCGCCTTGGCGGGCGTGTCTTGATCAGGCACAGCACGCGCCTCGACACCCCGGCATGGGGTGACTCGATCAGCATCATCCAGGCAGCCGGCGGCAACCAAGTTCAAAAGCAGGTGCCGCTCCTGGAGGGCAGCTACCTGCTGAGGTTTGAAGATGACGGCGGGCGCCAGTCCGCCGAGGTGACCTACGTGGTCACCGACCTGCCACAGCCGCAGCCGCGCCTGCTGGTCAAGGAATACTCAGAGGATCAGGAGAGCCCGCCGTTCAATGGCAACGGAATTGACATGTTCTATAGCACTTATTTCGATGCGCTTGTTTTGGGCAGTGGTGTTTTAATCAGTTCACACGCCAGCATTGCAGCCCTGTCGTCAATCGCCGGTGCAGACACCTCGCTAACGCAGCCGGTAGTGGCAAAGGGTGAATACGAGTTTGGTTCCACCTATGACATGGGCGGCGTGTTTGACGTGAACATACAGCGGCGGTTTGTCAGCTTCACCTTCAATCAGCTCGATCTGATCGCCGGTAGGCCGGGCCTGGTCAGCAGCTGGTCGTCAATCGTGGGTGCCGATGCTGGCGACGTTGACGCCGCGCTCCTGGTCCGTTCAACGCCAACGGATCCAAATGTGGCCCCTCAGTGGTCGGACTGGAACGAGCTGGCTAATGGGATCGTGCGCGGTCGTGCCTTTCAGTTCAAGGTCATCGCCAGCAGCTACGACCTGGCGCAGAACATCATCATCCAAGAGCTCGGCGCCGTGCTGGAGCTACAGCAGCGCATCGAGCAATCCGGCACCATCTCAGCTACCGCCAGCACCTATGCGGTCACATTCGCTGAGCGCTTTTACGACGTGCCGAACATCGGTGTCACGGCCTACAGCATGAACGCGGGTGACTACTGGGTGATCGACCCCGCAAGCATCACCCGATCCGGGTTTAGCGTGACCTTCAGCAACAGCAGTGGCGCAGCTGTCGCCAGACAATTTAACTATACTGCGATTGGATTTGGCCGGGAGGTCACTTAATGGCGCAACACGACTATTCCATTAGCGACGCATCTGGTTCGGCATTTTTGGCTGATCTGAACAATGCGCTGGCCGCAATCGTCAGCAACAACAGCGGCGCGGCGGCGCCCAGCACGACGTACCCCTATCAACCTTGGGCAGACACCGGCTCGACGCCGCCCACCCTCCGGCAGCGCAACGCGGCCAACAATGCCTGGGTCCCCATTGGCGAGCTTGGCGTGGCCAACCTGGGCAACCTGTCGCCAGCGAGCAGCGGCACGCGCAACGCGCTGATCAACGCCAACCCGATCATCAATCAGCGGGCCTACGTTTCCGGGACAGCTACTACGACAGCCAACCAGTACACCCTTGACCGCTGGCGGGTTGTCACATCAGGGCAATCGGTCACCTGGTCCGACAGCGGCAACGTCCGCACGATCAACGCGCCAGCCGGCGGGATCGAGCAGGTAATTGAGGGAAGCAGCTTGATCACCGGCACCTATGCGCTGAGCTGGGCCGGCACCGCTGCGGCCACTGTTGCAGGCGTCGCTGTCACCAAAGGCGGCAGCGTCACCCTGACCGGCGGAGTAGACACCACAGTTCGATTCAGCGGAGGCACGTTCTCGCTGCCGCAGCTGGAGCCAGGGGCCAACGCGACGCAGTTTGAGCGACGGAGTTGCGCTGCAGAGTTGGCGATGTGTCAGAGGTATTTTTACGCCCCTGGCGCCAATATCTTCTATCAAAGCAATGCACCTTCGGCAGGTTTAAGCATTACCGCCTCTTTCTCTCTTCCTGTCACCATGAGGGCGACCCCAACTTTCACCGGCGGATGGACTGCCGGGACCAACGCAGCAGCAGGCGGCTACTCTCCGTCCCCCTGGGGCCTGGTTGCATCCCTCACCGCCACTGGGGCGGGCATCTTTCAGGCAACTCTTTCCGTCACGTCGTTTAGCGCCGAGCTGTAATCGATGGCCTCCCCCACCCTCGCCTCAGTCCGCGACGCCGCCCAGGAGGTGGCCAAGCGTGGCCAGTTGCTCCCCCATCAGCTGGCCGCTTTCTCCGCCTTGGATCAGGCTCTCACGCCTGAGCAGCGGCGGGCGTTCACGATCGACTGGAGAGCCGCCGGCAGCCCGGCCGCGGCGCCCCCGGCACCATCCAGCCCGATCAAACCGCCACCGGCGGCCGAGCCCCAACGGGTTGGGATGGTGGGACCAAAGCGGCGGCCAGATCTCAAGCCCGGCGACCACCACCTGGTCGTGGATGACCGGGCCGAGACGATCGCCGCGTTCGACCACAAGGGGCGGCAGATCTGGCGGGTGGCAGCGCTGGCCCGGGGCCAGTCAACCGAGACCGACTGGCGATCCCGCAACAGCGATACCCCGCCGGGGCTCTATCAGATCGGCGCCATATACCGGGATTACGAGGACGACCCCAGCACCACGTTCAGCGCGGATCGCCGGGCCTACGGGTGGTTCTCGTTTGACCTGCTCGGCCTTGAGGGGCAGGAGGGGCCAGGTAGTCGGGACGGCCGCGACGGGATCATGATCCACGGCGGCGGCAGTGCCTGCGGCTGGCCTGGTGCCTGGCTGCCGCTGCAGCCGCTGCACCCCACGCTCGGCTGCATCCGGATGCACAACCGGGACCTCAGGGATCTGCTGCTCCCCCTGACCGAACTGGGGACCGTCTACGTCTCGGTCTGGCAGGAAAGCAGATGAGCGAGCGCACCTGGCAGTGTCGGCGTAACAAGGCTTGTCGGGCCTGGCTGCCAGAGAGCGCGATTGAATGGCAAGACGAGACGGGCACGCGCCGGCCGTTCTGCGCTCCGGGCATGTGCCCCAATGGCAAGCGCAGCGACACCAGCGACGAGCTACTGGCGCTGCAGCTGGAGCTCCGCAAGGCCAAGGAGCTGGCCAGATCTGCCGAGCGCGATCGGGACCGCGCCCTGGCGGAGCTGGCCAACACGATGGATTCGCTCAGCACGGCCCTGGACATCCGAGAGATTGAGCAGCCCGAGCCGCTGAGCGATCGCCACCATGGCCCCAGGTCCGAATCGGTCCCGATCCTGTTGTGCTCTGACTGGCACTGCGGCGCCGTGGTGCGCGCGGAATCGGTGAACCAACTGAACGCCTACGACGTTGACGAGTTTCACCGGCGAGCCCGGGCCCTGTTCGTCAATGCCCTGAAGGTGATCCGCATGGTGCGGAGCAGCTGCGACGTTCGGCAGATGGTGCTCTGGCTGGGCGGGGATCTGATCGACAACTGGTTGCACCCCGAGCAGGCCCAGACCCAAGAGCTATCGCCCACCCAGCAGATCATCGAATGCGAGCGCGCCATTGTGGCCGGCATCGATCACCTGCTGGAGCACGGCGCATTTGATCGCATCGTGATCCCCTGCAGCTACGGCAACCACGGGCGCACCACCCCCAAGGTGCAGGCCGACAACGCCCACGCCACCAGCTACGAGTGGCTGATGTATCAGAGCCTGCGGCGCCATTACAGGCATGAGCCGCGCATCGAATGGCATATCAGCGACGGCAACATTCTCTATGTCGAGGTCCTCGGCCGGCTGCTGCGCTTTCACCATGGCGATGCCATCCGCTATCAGGGCGGCATTGGCGGGCTGACCGTGCCGCTGACGAAATGGCAGCTCCGGCAGGATCAGGGCATCGCCGCAGATCATTCATTCTTCGGCCACTTCCACCAGCTCACCATGGGCACCGGCTGGTCGGTGAATGGCTCGCTGATCGGCCCCACCGCCTATGGCCTCAAGCTGGGCTTCGCGCCGGAGCGCCCCCAGCAGCTACTCAGGTTCCTCGACAGCGAGCGCGGCTGGACCGGAGCCTTTCCCGTCCTGACGGACTGACCACCGGCGCAACAGCTCCGCCCGGCTGCGGTCCCGCAGGCACTCCCCGCCGCCGCAGATCTCCCAGCAGCAGCCGCCATCGGCATCGACTGAGGCCCGCAGGGTGCCTTCATCAGACTGGGGACTCTGATCGTGCTCGGTCATGGACGGCTGGCGGATGGATCCGAATCTCAGTCTGAGCAGGCAGCTGGAGTTGGAGCGCGCACGCCGGGAGATCCCCCGGCTCCACCGCCACGACCTGGAGGCCCGGCTGGATTCGGCGCTGGTCCATCTGACCACCATGGATCACTTGCTCCGCCAGGCCCTGGCGCGGGTGCAGGAGTTGGAAATCAAAGAAGCCTTAGCTGAACCGTATGCACCGAGGCACGAGGAATAGGCCCGGGAGTTGCTGGCAGAACTGCGGCCAGGCCAGTCTCACTAGGGCGCTCCTTGCGCAGCTTGCCCATGGCATTGGCCAGCATCTTCCGGACCTCCCCGACAGAAATGGCCTCCTGAGAGGCCAGCTGGGCAAGGGTGCGGGGCGGGCCATCCAGCCCCCAGCGGCCCGTAATCAGCCGCTGCTCAATGGGGTCCAGTGCCGCCATCCGCTCCCGCAGTTCGTCGGCTTCGGGGTCTGGCTCTAGCTCTGCGGCTGCCGTCAGATCGCCCAATGTCGAGGGGCTGCCATCACGATCGCCAGGCAGTGAAGCGTCAAGCGAATGGCAGCCGGCTGACACCAGCAGCAGGTGATCGAGATCGGCCTGGTTTACGTCAAGCACAATCGCCAGCTCTGCCCGGGTAGGGGCACGGCCGATCTCGGCGGCCAAGGCCGCGGCGGTCCTCCGTGCCCTGGACAGCAACTCAGTTTTTCCGGTCGAAACGCGGATGGTGCGACCGTGCCAGTCAACGTGACGGCTCAGCCCCTGGCGGATCCACCAGTAACAAAAGGTTGAGAACCTGTATCCCCGGGCCGGGTCGAACTTCTCCGCCCCGCGCTGGAGGCCGATCGCACCGGCCTGGAGCAGGTCGGGCAGATCGGCGTCGGGAATGTGCACCCCCAGGCCCGGCCGAGCCTTGCGGGTGACGTGGACCACCAGCCGCAGATTGGCCATGACCATCCGATCCCTAGCCCGCAGGCCCCGCCTGCGGACCGCTGGCGGGGCCTTGCCAGGCGCGGGCTCCCAGTCCTGCCAGACCCGCACCAGGCCGCCGAGGTGGATCTCCTCGGCCGGCGTCAGCATCGGAACCCGACCGGCCTGCCCCAACCAGTGGGTCACCATGTCGCCGCCGGTGGCTGCCATGGGTTACGGCGGCGAGGGGCAGGTGATCACCGCCATTAGGCCCAGCGACAGGGCAACCGCCCAGATCACCGGATAGGGCGGGAGCATCAGGGCCACCACTAGCGCAGTGACGGCCAGCAGGATACTGAGCGCTACCTGAGCGGCAAAGGAGCTCATCAGAAGGGGGCCTCCTCATCGCTGGCGAACTCATCGACGTAGCCGGAGGGCTGGGCCACGCTGTAGCCCTCTTGCTCCTCAAAGCCTTCGGCGACTTGCTCGCCAGCGTCTTCCCGGGGAACGTAGTTGACCACCTGGCACGCTTTGGGCAGCAGGGAAATACCAGCGCCGTCGTCGGTCCAGTCGCGGATTGTGAAGCCCACGATCATCTCGGAACCGTTGCCGATTTCCTGGCCGTTCCAGGGTTGCTTCTTCGCGTCAACCAGCCGGGGCCCCTTGCTGAAGGTTCCATCGGAGTTCTCGAATCGACGCGTCTTGAACCTGACGCGGGTCTTGCCTTCGCCAAGGCTGTCCCACGGCTCGCCACCTTTGGCGCGCTCACGCTTGGCACCATGCAGCGCCACGAACTCCGCCTCAAGCCTGGCCAGGAACGCTTTGTGACTGGGGTTGGCGTCGTCAAGGATCAATTCGACGCTGTAGTTCCACTTATCTTTGTAGAGGTCAGCGGTGATCAGGTGCGCATAACGCACGGGCGCTTTGGGGCTGTAGAAGGTTTCGGATGCCATGGGTGATTCAGATAAGGGGATCAAGGCCCGCACCAAGGCGAACCAGGTGATGAACGGCGCCGGAGGCGCTGAGGTTGTGCTGCTTCATGGCCTGACGGACGGCCTGCTCTGAGTCGTCGCGCAGCTTGGTTTGGACTTTCCAGCCGGATGGGACGGCAGGCCGGCGCCCATAGGGGCGGAACCGCTCAGGCTCGGGAGTCTGATCAGCCATCGACACGCCAATTCCAGGGGGTGGCCGGGTGAGCGTGAAGGGTCACGGGGATCAACTGGCAGGACTCCAGGTCAATCCCAAGCTGGCGCACCCTGGCGGTCGCCGCAGCGGCATCAAGCGGCCACCACGCCCATTCCAGGCGGGTCGCCCATAGACCGTTTTGATCCAGGAACTTCCCGTCCAGCCGCTGAACCACCCAGACGCGGCGGCTGATCGAGCAGGCACTGGAGATCGGCAGAACAGGACTCGATGGTGTCAACGGTGCGGCTGATCTGGAGCAGCTGGCCGATGCCATCGGACCTGATACCCAGGCTGGCCAGGTTGTTGAGTTCGTGCTGCTGGTCATCGGAGACGAGTTGCAAAAGGTCAATGGCGCGTTGAACGCGCTCGCGGTTGTGCGGGGTCACGGCGCCACACCCCCGGCGGCCTCGATGCTCCAGCGGTCACAGAACTGCAGATGGCGCAGTTCAGTGATCACGGGGGCGATCGCTTTGATCGACCGCTCGACCCGGAACGCATCACGAAACGAGATCGTGAACGCCTGGCGCTGGTCGGCAGAGAGCGCCTTGATCATGTTCACTGCCACCGCCTTCTGCTCAGCGGTGAGTGGCGTGGTGGGGTCCGACTCGGGATCGGCCACCGGTTCAGCCACGACCACACCAGAGGTGGCGGCGGCCAGGGACTCGGCAGCGGCCTGGACCACCTCGGCATTGGCCGCCGGCTCCGGCTCCGCGTGTTCGCTGGGCGACATTATGCGCAAACTGCATTTTTCTTCAGGCTCGGCAGCCTGAGCCTCCTGCGGCCAGACAAGGCCCAGCAAGCCGGCCAACAGTTCAGCGACAGAGGATCCCTCTGCAACTGAATCAGCGCCGTCCTTGTGGCGCAGCCGGACCTCAACAAAGCCGGGCTCAGACGGACGGCTGAACCAGCAGAAGCCGTGGGCCGCGGCCTGGCGCGCGGCTTGGATGGGGTGGATCCCCTCAGTGATCGTGGCCTGGAACTCGGCCAGCGCCGCGGAGAACGAGGCATCAGCCTCGAACGATCGCAGTGCCAGCTCAGCGGACATGGGGTGCATGTGGTGTGAAAGTGCTGCACCGTTGAAGCATACCGGATCGGTACGCCGATCCGCAACGCTCAGAACGCCACAGGCTCAAAACTCACCCCCCCCCCAGGTTCGGCCGGGATCAGGGACTCGCGCCATGCGGCCAACCACTGGGAGGGGCGCCATTCCGAGGCCTCGGGATCCCACTGGTCAGCCAGCTCCTGCGGGGAGAAGCTGTCGATCCCCAGCAGCACGCCTGACCACCGCTGGCGCAGCCGCGGCGGCGCGAACCCACCGGCCGCGATCAGGCCAGCCGGTCCGGAATCGGCGGCCCGGGCGGACTCCCTCGCCTGATCGGCCCAGCTGGTGCAGAGCTCGGCAGCCTGGTCATCCGTGAGCACAGGGGCAGGGCTGGCGGCTGGTGCGCGCAAGGCCGCCGGTGGCAAGAGGAGGCCCGCATGGCAGGCCCAGAACTCCTTGGGCCCCCAGGGCTCACCGGCCTCGTCGCAGATGGCCGTGGAGCCCTTCAGTTGGCCGAGCAGGTCGCGGCTGCGGACCCCCTTGAACTCCCCCTGGTGGACCAGGGCGTTCAAGTTGGCGAGGCTCAGGAACACCACCGACCGCGGGGACTTGGTGATGCCGCGCTCCAACTCGCTCAGGCCGCTATGCCTGACCACCTCCCCCAGGCCGGCCTCAGATGCCCACCGCTTCGCTGTGTACTGCGTCCATCCGTTGGACTTGCGCCACCGGCGCAGCAGCCGGCCGAACTCCGTGGCGGCCTCGTCCTGCTGCTGTTTGATCAGGCTGTAAGTGGTGGCCATGGTGAGTTGTGAGCGGTCATACCCAGAAGGTACGCCCCGCAGACGCTGGCTGACAACTGGGATTCGCTCATCTGCTGCAGCTCGGCAGCGGAACTCTGAGGGTTGACGCATCAGCGGGGCGGGGCTCAGAGTGTCGAGCATGAGCAGGCCCCAGCCGTGACCCTCCGCGAAGCCATCTACAGCAGGCTCACCAGCTACGCGGCCGAGCGTGGACTGCCCCAGCCGCCTCCACCACCAGGCTTTCCAGCACTGCTGCAAACATCGTGCGTTGCTCCTGAGGCGTCGCCCCAGCAAAGAACTCGGGATCTCTCAGCTGCACGGTGAGGCCATCGAGCTCCGGCGCCACCCTGGGCCGGCGGCTCAGACTCTCGATCTCCAGCCGTAGCATGTCGGCTGCTGGTGCCAATGCCGGGTTCCGCCGCGCCAGCCCCTCCAGCTGCTCGAGGTCACGACGCTTGGCGGCTACCGCCGGATCCTCGTCGGCCGGCATGGCATAGGCAGCCGCCAGGCGGTCAGCCGCCTCGACGCAGGCGGCCACCGCCAGCGGCAGCGCAGCGGCTTCCTTGATCACGGCATGGTCGCCGCACAGGCGATGCCGACAGCGCCACCAGCCGGTCGAGCCGGAGGCGTTGCGGCGCAGGGTGTGGCCGCAGGCGCCGCACCGCAGCAGCCCGGTGAGGGCATGGCGGGCCTCGCCACCGTTGGAGCGGGTTAAGAACTGATTGGTCGGCCGCCTGAGGTGGCTGGCAAGTTCCTGCCATTCAGCCTCGCCGATCAGGGCCGGGTGCTGGTCGTAGTGGATCTCACCCCACCGCTGGCCCCAACTCTTCCCTGATGTCTTATCGAGCTTGTGGCCGATGTGGCCGCGAATCACCGGATTGATAAACCAGGCCAGCAGGTTGCCGCCCCCGGGTGTCCACTCGCACCAGCTGGGCAGATCACGGATCACCTTCGAGAAGCTGCCCAGCTCACGCAGCCGCTCCAGCACTTTCAGCGCTTGGGGCCACTGTTCAGGGTGCGGCTCCAGCTTGTGGCCTGGGCCATTGCGGTAGCCAAAGGGTTTCCGGCGGCGCAGGTGGCGCCCCTGGGCCCGGTACTGGTCAAACTGGCTGCGAAGTCGCAGGCTCAGCATCCGGCTCTCAACCTCGGCCATGGTGGTGAGCAGCCGAGCCTGCAAAAATCCCTGAGGCGTGGCCGCTTCGATGGTGCCACCATCCAAGGCCACGACCTTCACCCCATGGATCGCACAAAGGGCCAGCAGCTCATCGGCAAACGCGGCATTCCGGCCCAGCCGATCGGCCCGGGTGATGGTCAACTCGCTGACCTTGCCGGTGCGCACTTGGGCCATCACCTCCGCCAGGCCCGGGCGGTCGTCGTTGCGTCCGCTCTCCATCTCCTGAACGATCCGATCGCAGCCGGCCGCTTGGAGCCTGGCCACCTGGGCCGGCAGGGAATCGGCCTGCTCTTCCTTGCTGACGCGGGCGTAGCCGAGCTTCATGGGTAGCCTCAGGGCCAGTGCTCACGAGGCTAGTGCTCTTTTGACGTTTTCTTTAGATAGCGTCAAAAGAGCACAGCATCTGTAGTAGGGTGCTCCCATCAACCAGGCGCGGTCGCTGACCCCTGGCTGATCACCCACAGCATTCATCACCATGACCACCGTCACCTGGGCCCTGGCCCTGCTGCTCATCCCTGTCTTGCTGCTCGCCTGGATCCTCGAAACCGACCGCGACCGTGCCCGCCGCTGGAGGCGCCAGGGGCTCAGCCAGCAGCGCATCGCCGATCAGATCGGCTGCTCCCGCTGGAGGGTGCGGCAGATGCTGACGTAACGGGCGTGTTACGCCTTGTGAACTGGCTGGGCTGACCTTTGCTATCCCGTCACAGATGCGCTAAGGTATGTGCATCGGGGGGAGAGATCCACCGGTTCCCATCGCACTCCAATCCATGACCAAGACTCAAGCCATCTCCGCTCTGATCCTCGCCCGCGTCTCCGAAGGCGCCACCGTCAAAGAAGCATTTGAGATCGTTATCGGGCCTGGCTCCTTTGAGCAGCTGGCTGGTGAAGTCTGGGAAGCCATGCAAGCCGCCTGACCCCCACGGCCGGCCGGGAGCCCATCCCGGCGACCCATCCCACTGCATCACCCTGATGGCCACCCTGCGATGCCCATGCGGAAAGCTGCTGAACAATCACGCAGACAACAACGAAACACAGGGCTACTTGCTAACCGAGCAAGACGTTCTTGAGCATGAATACAGCCGTAATGAAGACGCAACTGAATGGGCGCTCGAAGCTGGTCGCGGAGTCTGGGAATGCAAAAGCTGTGGCCGGCTGGCCTTCAACTGGCCGTTTCGCAGCATGAGCGACGTGAAGTGGTACGCGCCCGAAGACGGTCAGCCCGGACGACTCATGGCGCAAACCCGCTACGAGATCAACAATGCCTGACCCCACCGCCGCCGACCGCAGCCGCCGCTACCGCGAGCGCCAGGCCGGGCGGCTGCCGCCAGCGCAGCGGCCAACATGCCAAGCCTGCGGGATCCTGCACACCGGCGCCCGTGGGCTGCTGTGCTCCAGGTGCTGGACCCGCCTGACCCCAGAAGGCCGAGCCGATCGAGCGGACCGGGTGCGGCGAGCACAGAAGCGCAGGCGTGACGGATTGTGAAGTGGTCAGCCGTTGGCCTGCCATGCCGTCACGGGTGCGCTAAGATAAGTTCACCGGGGGGAGAGATCCCGCCACCACCCACCACCAGCCATGACCGCTTTCATTACTGAGCACCGCTATCCCTGCCTTGCCGCCCAAGAGGCTTGCGGTTCAAGCGCCTATCACGGTTGGATGAAGCCCGCAGGCTTTAACGCTTCATGGCGTGCCGCTAAAGCTGAATCAGAAGGTGATGCGTCAAGGGCCGAGCGTGAGCACGCCAGCCGCATCGCGCTTGTGCCTTACCCCTGGGCCGGGATCTACAAAGCTTTCAGCCTCTGACCCCCACCGCCCCCGGTCACCCGGGGGCTTTTTCATGCCCTACCCTGCCCCTGGCGTCGGGTCGGCCCACACCGCAAGGAGGGAGCCGTGATCGCTTTCGTTGGGGGCGGTCTGAAACGGTATCGAAGGCCAGGCGCCACCACATGAAAAACCCCCAGCCCATAACAGGCCGGGGGCATCGCAGAAGCGCAGATCAGGCAGGGATCTCGACGGAATCGAGCAGCGCGGTGATCGCGGCATTCTGTCCGGTGTGGGCATCGACGAGACCCTGGAGCTCGGCAGCCTTGGCGGCGGCAGCTTCGTGGGCTGCGTGGGCGGCGGCGGCGTCAGCCTGGGCCTGAGCGATGGTCTCGGCGTCGGCGGCGTCGCTGCCCAGGGCAACAGCCAGGGCTTCCTTGGTGGCGGCAAGTTCGGCGGTCAGGGCCACCTTGTCATTCTGGAAATACTCGATGACGAACTGGATACGGGCAACGAGATCGGTCATTTTTCTGGAGAGCGTGAGGATGGAGCGCTGGAGTCCCTGACAGAACTCGAAGAATCGAAAATCCATAAGGGTGACGACCAACGTGATCAGGCTAGGAATCCTGGCCGCCCACCCAACAAAAAACCCGACCCATCACAGGCCGGGGCAGAACCACACCATCACCAGTTCAGGCTAGGAAGCGCGGTGGAAGGCGCCGCAGCCGCGGGCCCATGTCTGGGTTTCCGTGGCTTCCTCAATCCCCAGGTGGCAGCGGCCATAGCGATGCTCGCGGCCGGTGCCGGACGGTGGCACCCATTGCACACAGGCATGACAGCGGCGGCCGGATTCCTCGGCGGTCATCCGCTCCAGCTCCGGCAGCACGTCGGGCCAGATCAAACCCAGCCGGATCCGGCGCACCGTATCCCGGTTGATCCCGGTGAGCTCGCTGATCTCGGCAAGGCTGAGATCAGGCGGCTGGCTGAGTACCGCGCGCACTGTCGCTTCGCGGGTGGGCCTGCGCTCGTCCTGGTGCGTCTTTCCGGTCCTGATCTTCGAGACGGTCTGCCGGGCGATGTCGAATCGCCTGGCGAGGGCGGCGCCGGTTTCAGGGCTGCTGCGGATGAAGGCCACCACCTCGGGGGACAGGTGAGCAGTCACGACGCCAGCACCTCAAAGGGATAGAGCCGATCGATCTCCGCCATTGATGGCGGCACCGGCAGCGCGTCAGGCTCCGGCCAGCAGCTGCAGGTCAGCAGGCGCTGCTGCAACCGCTCGCGCTGCTCGGGGGTGAGCAGGTGGCGCAACGGCTCAAGCACCACCGCCTCGGGGCCGGCATTCCAATCCGGCCAGCGGTCGCAGCCGAAGGACCAGACCCCGCCATCCGGTGCCGTGGCGGCCCAGAGGCGGGCGAGCTCCGGCCCTGGGTGCCACCACAGGCTCAGCCGCCATCCACTGGCCAGATCGATCCGCTGAGCACCGCCAGCGGGGTTGGCGGGGTGATCAGCCAGTAGCGCACAGTCAGGCTCGGCAGCCTGAACCAACACGGCCGCCAGGGCGGCGCGGCTGGGTGGGGCGGGTGGCTCGTTGGGGTCACGAAGATGGTCAGACATCTGCGTCCACAAACCACGCGGAATAAATGAACGTAGCCGCCGCAAACATCCCCAGGAGCCCAGGATGAAAGACGTTTGCCGCGGAAAACATGATCACTCCGCACGGAAAAAAGAACTGTTTGCTGTTCATCCCTCCACCTCCCCCGCCTCCGGCGCTGGCGGCGTGACGGGGCGGCCCCAGCGGGCGAGGGCGGCGGTGATCATGTCGTGCAAAATCTCAATTGATTCGCCGTC